AAAGTTCTGCAAACTATCAACAGATAAGTCCGGTGCATTCAAACAATGTATTTCAAGCATATCAAAGCAGTAATCCGGGAAAAATAACAGTTACAGCACCTATGAATGTTGAAGATACTTCTCAAGCATTATATTGGATCGGTGTATTACATTTTTTAAGATCGCTTACTAAGATGTTTTCTGGTAATGATCCTAAAGCAGGTAATCCTCCTCCGATAGTATATTTCAATGCATACGGAGGTTATGTATTTAAGAATGTTCCTGTGGTAGTGACAAATTTTAATACTATGTTGCCCAAAGATTGTGATTATATTCCTGTGAATGTATCTGGAAGTTTAGCTGGTGAAGTATCGACTATTGCTGGAGGTATAGGAGGTTTAGCAAATTCTGTAGGCCAAACTATATCAGGCACCGGTACGTTAGCATCGTCGATTGCTGGTTTAGCCGGGGGTGTGCAACCAGCAGCAAGTTTATTAGGTACATTCGGTCTTGGTGGTACAGTTAGCGGCGGAACTGCATATGTTCCGTCAAAAAGTGAATTTTCGATTACTTTACAACCTGTTTACAGTAGAACAAACGTAAGAAACTTTAGCCTAGATACATTTGTTACAGGCGGTTATCTTAATAATTATTTTGGATATATTTAAAAATGGCTGCAAGATACACAAATACAAGTCCTTGGTATAAAACTCCTATTCAACAAGACTATTTAGATATACTAACAATTAGACCAGTGAGTGCAGAGGTAGACGATGTGTTGTTTACTATCACACCGCAATATGCATATAGACCGGATTTGTTAGCATATGATGCATACGGTGAAGCAAGTTTATGGTGGGTGTTTGTTCAACGGAATTTAGATGTGTTGCAAGATCCGATATTTGATTTTACCCCGGGTAAACAAATTTATTTGCCGAAGAGTAGTAAACTAAAAGAAGTATTAGGAATTTAAAATGGCAATATTAGATTCAGCAACTACAATTACTTCGACAGCATCTAATGTAATTAGTGCTGCCGGATCAGCAATTAACTTGTCCGCAATAGGTGAGTTTTTTACAACAATACCTAATTTAAAGTTACCCCTAGCTAACCCGTTAAGTGAGTTTGCGTCGTACACTTATATTTTAAGTATTGGTGTTTTGCGTGATGACGAATTAAATTTTCCCGATACAACATATCGTGCCGGAAAAAAGTTAAAGTTGATTTGTAAATCGGCAAATGCTGATCCAAACAATAGAATTAATACTTCATATGGAAAGTTTGACTTTTTTATCGACAACTTAACGTTATCGAGTATTATTGGCCATGAAAAGAATAATAATACTAATGTAACAAAATTTACTTTTGATATTACAGAACCCTACAGCATGGGAATATTCCCTATAGCTTGCCAACAAGCGGCATATGAAGCTGGACACAAAAACTGGAGATCAGCTCCGTTTATTCTAACGATTGAATTTAAAGGTAATAGAGAAAATGGAACGATGGTATCGATACCAAATACTGATAGATACATTCCATTTAAGTTTACTGAGTTATCTATGACAGTAAATCACACTGGTAGCAAATATACTTGTAATGCAATCGCTTATAATCAAACTGCTCTAACTTCTAAACATGCACAATTAAAACATGAAGTTTCGGTAAAAGGAAAAACAGTACAAGAAGTTCTCCAAACTGGAGAAAAGAGCTTACAAGCCGTTATTAATCAGCGATTGCAACAATTAGCAAAAGATGGAATTGTTCCAGTTCCTGATGAAGTTGTTATACTTTTCCCTAAAGATATTTCATCATCAGCAGGCGCAGCAGGTGCATCAACTCCTTCACAAGGAGCAACTACAGGATCAGGTGCAGGCGGTTCGGTCATTCAAAAATTAGGATTAACCCGTAGTAAAATTAATCAGACGTTAGTACAAGATATAAAACAAGTTAATGAATTAGGGTCATCAATTATTACAACTGGAGAATCGTCTATTGGCAAGGATAATGCAGTTTATGACAAAGATAAAAATGTATATATTCGTGCAAATAATACATTAGAAATTGACGGCGGAGAATTAAAGTTTAATCAAGATACTGACATTATCAATGTTATCAATCAAGTTCTAATAAAAAGCGAATATCCTAAGGCTGCACTTGGAGCTAAGACTGTTACTAAAGAAGGATTTAGAAAGTGGTGGAAAATTGACACTCAGGTGTTTAATATATCATCGGACGAAAATTTAAAGTCGACCGGTGTAAAACCTCAAATTATTGTGTATCGTGTTATACCTTCTAACCATCATTTAAGCTCAGGTCCGATGCCCCCGAATGTAAAACCGCCTGGTTTTCAAGACCTTGCTAAACAAGCTGTTAAGGTATACGACTACATTTATACTGGAAAAAATACTGAAGTTTTGAAGTTTGATATTACGTTTAAAAATTCGTTTTCCACAATGTTATCGGCTGATGCAGGGCAATTTAATCAAGATATTCAAAACCCAGGATCAGTTCAGTTCATCGAAAAGGCAGTGAATAAACTATTAATGATTGGTAATGAGCCTGACAAAACATTGGGAGTAACACCGACACAAGCGACCTATGTAGCGACAAAATCGACAACAGATCATAAAGGAGGCGGCGGCCCTGAAACAGCAGCATCAAGAGCTGCAAGAACATTCCACGATCAAATTAACTCAGGGAATGATATGATTATGCTTGATATGACAATAATAGGAGATCCTTATTTTATTGCTCAAAGTGGTACAGGTAATTATACAGCAAAATCGTCGCAATTTGTAAATTTAAACACTGACGGATCGGTAAACTATCAAAATGGTGAAGTTGATATTGTAGTAAATTTTAGAACTCCTGTTGATATTAATCAGGTGTCGGGATTATACGATTTTGGGGGAGCGTCAAAAACATCACCGGTGATGCAATTTAGCGGACTGTATCGAGTTACAACAGTTACTAGCAGATTTTCAAACGGTGAGTTTAAACAAGACCTAAAAGGAATGAGACGCAGACAACAAGAATCTACACAAGAGTCGTCGTTATCAGTTGGGTTTAATATTGATAATATTGTACAGGGATTAACTGACACTGGCCAATCATTATTAAGTGGTGCAGCAGATTCGATATCAAATTTTGTAGGCAAAATAATCAAATAAGAGAATAATATGGAAGCAAATAATGATGATTTTTCCCCCAGTCAACCTGGCGGAGAATCAAAATCAGGGCCATTTTTAGCCAAAGTAGTAAGCCATTTAGATCCTTCATACATGGGAACATTAGAGGTTACTATTTTAAGACCTGTAGGAAATACCGCATCTGAAGGACAATTGCATCATGTAAGTTATATGAGCCCGTTTTATGGAGTTACTGGTATTGATCACGTAGGCGCTGATCCCAACGATTATAACAATACACAAAAAAGTTATGGTATGTGGATGATTCCGCCTGACCCTGGATCAGTTGTAGTTGTGTTCTTTATTGATGGAGATCCAAGAAGAGGATATTGGATCGGGTGTGTTCCTGATGAAAACATGAATTTTATGGTCCCGGGGTTAGCAGCCGCTGAAAGTGTAGTTGATGGGAAATCAATCGATGGTCAAACAGTTAGATATCCAGCTGCTGAATACAATAAAAAAATAAACGGTTCTGCAAAGGATCCTACACAACTTAAAAAGCCAAAGCATCCGATCGCTGAAGCAATTGAAGCTCAAGGATTATTATTAGATGATACGAGAGGTATTACTACTAGTAGTGCCCGCCGTGATACACCGAGCATGGTTTTTGGTATATCGACACCTGGTCCGATCGATAAAAGATCTGGTGCAAAACAAGGAGCAATTGGAAAAAAAGAACATCGAATACCTAATGCGTTTGTTAGTCGTCTTGGCGGAACAACCTTTGTTATGGATGATGGAGATGACAAATTTTTAAGGAAAGGATCTCCTGCAACTACAGCACCAGAGTACGCTGCAATAGAACAAGGTGAAAAAGCACCTGCAGATCCTACTAGGTTACACAACGAATTGTTTAGAATTCGTACTCGAACAGGGCATCAAATTTTATTACATAATTCTGAAGATTTAATCTATATTGGAAACTCGCGAGGCACAGCTTGGGTAGAGTTGACTAGCAATGGTAAAATTGATATTTTCTCTGAAGATTCGATTAGTGTACATACAAACCAAGATTTTAATTTTTATGCCGGGAGAGATATTAATTTCGAAGCAGTAAGAAATATCAATATGCGGGCCAATCAAGAACTACAAATAGAAACAGTTACCGACATGAATTTAGTTATTGGGCGAGAAGGAAGAATCACAACCAAACAAAATTTAAATGTAAAAACAACTCAATCTAATTTCTTTTCAGCAGGGCAAACAACTGAAATTAAGTCAGGTGGAAATCATATTGAAACCGCTGCAAAAATTCACATGAACGGACCAGCTGCAAAAGAAGCAGTTCCTGTAACACCGTTAGTATCACATATTTTGCCAACAACTGTTGATAAGCAAACTATTCGGTCTATAATGCGTCGAATCCCTACACATGAGCCTTATCCGCAGCATGAAAATTTACAACCTGCAGATTATACCCCGGAAAAAACAAATAGAGACCTAGATGGTAGAACAATCACAGGTGACGAATCGAAAGATAATGACACGTTAAAAGCGCCCGCAACTGTGTGGAAAAAATATGCTACAAAAACTGACACATTTGCAAAAGTTAAAGGCGAGGAGAAAAAATCATGAGTTCAGAATTATACGATAGAATTACACTTCCGGCAGCTCCGGTTTCAAAAGATATAAAAACTAAAATGTATCGTGGATTCGGTTCTAATGCCGAGAACTTTAGTCTTTACGATTTTGAGTTAATAAAGCAAGACATCTTAAATCATTTTAACATTCGTCAAGGCGAAAAGCTAATGAATCCAGAATTTGGTTGTGTTTTATGGGACATACTTTTTGAGCCTTTAACTGAGCAAGTTAAAAGTATTATTTTGCAAAATGTAAGTCAGATCATTAATTATGACCCCAGAGTTACAGCTGACGAAATTGTAGTAACTGCATATGAAACAGGCATACAAATAAGTTGTTCGTTAACTTACCTCCCATATAACATCTCTCAAAAACTACAGTTAAGATTTGATCAAGCCAACGGGTTGCTAATACAGCAATAAACTGCATAGTTAATTTTATTCAATAAATATACATATTAGGACAAGATATGAGTGCAACAGACAGACAAAATAGGCTACTTCTAGCTGAAGATTGGAAAAAAGTTTATCAATCATTCCGAAATGCAGATTTCCAAAGTTATGATTTTGAAAATCTTCGTCGTACAATGATTGATTAT